TCAACCCTTATCAATCTGGGAAAACGCAGCCCGTACTGAATTAATGGAGAAATTATATTTTTTAGATGGGCGTGACAATCAGGCACATCGTCACGCAAATACGTTTACGGGCTTAGGCGTAGAAATACAAATAAGAAACAGAGTTAACAAGGAAAAAGAAATTGCTGAAAAATGGAATAACTTACTAGGAAACCAATGACAGAAATTTATGCCGCGTTAATTGGTGCAATGGTTAGCGCCCTCCTGATGGTCTTAGCCAATAGATCCTCTAAACGCCAGTCAGACATTAGAGAAATCTTTCATAGATTAAACGCTATAGAAAAGGAACAAGCGCGGTTAGAACCTCCCAGAAATAAGAATTGGCGTAATAGGTAGACACTAAAAAACCCCTAGCGTCCTCTACAACTCTAAGGGTCTAATAGCTATCCAATAACCAAAATGCTAATACTTGCAAAAGGGGGTAAACAACAAATTTATTCTACTTAAGATGTGACATTTCATCATTGATATATCTACTTATTATTACGCTTTTACTGTAATGAGCGCTAATACCTGACAAGTCCCTTAGCTGACGGCTAGACATATACATTGCCATACGTCGCCAACTTTCAATTTTATTTGTCGGGGATCTATAAACAAATCCTGAACCTAACCAATCCAAAAAGCGACGCATTAGACTTACTATGCTTGCGTATTATTAATATATAGATATTTTAAGTATGGGTCAGCAGTTGGAGTGTTCCCCATCCATCACCAATGAGCAAAGCAGCGGTTGAGCTGGCCCACAATATTAAATGTCGGGGGATGGATCACGCCA